CGGCGATATTGTGGATATATTGTCGGGATGAATTCCTACGGATTTATGACGGTTTAAGTAGGTAAATACCCATGTGGGACGAGGAGCCCAGGGGGACCAACCTCGTTGCTGGTGCCGCACTTAGACGGCGGTCAGGCTAGGGGATTAGATGATGACTAACCCTCAATCTATTGCGCTATGTCGAGCGTTTACGGAGAGCGGCATCATCGTATGTCGCAAAACAAACATCAACTCAAGCGATTCAGTTCCCGTCTACTGGAGCGCGTTCGGGGATGCCCGGAGAAGAATGACGGACCACAACGCATCGCATCCAGACCATGGACTTACTCCGAGCCATGGCGACTTTAGGAGATCAAACAGGCCAATCCTTTTTGTTCGGCGATCCATTCGCCAACGATGCAACAGATGATTCGTCTCCCATTTTGGGGAGATTGGTCGTCGAAACCGCGCAATCAAGCAGTTTAGTGGGTCAGGAGCTCGGGATCACCACACCCGTTTTCCGAAACAATTCCGAAGCACAGGATTTGTTGCGATCTTCTGATACGCAGGTGAACACCCACGCCGAGGCTTGGTTACGCGGTCTGGAAGTCCTCATTGAGCCTGAGGATTCCATTCGCGTTTGTCAGCGTTATGCTAATTTTGCCACTAGTACTTTCGCTTATTCACGTCGATCGACCAGGGGTAAAGGCATTCGATTGCTGGGCGGGGCCGTGGCTTTGGTTTCGAGTTTGGACGTCTTGGCGTTCACAATAGCTATGGAACCCGGTTTCTCGTTCGTCAGGAGCAAGGGGATGCTTTACCAAAAGTGCATGGCAGAGAGTAGGATGAAGGGATACTGGGTCAAAACCAGTTCAGGGTACATCAATTTCCCGCCCACCCAAGATAACCCCTCTGACATGTTTGCTTCCGTCCTTTCGCGGCGGGCTTCCGAAGGATTGCTATTCAAGGACTACATAGCAACTTTAAATAGGGAGCTGTCTGTCGAGTCATGGGTCGAAGATTGGCGGGAGGTGCTGAGTCAGCGGGCCGGTGTTATTGACATTGGACCCGTTGACAGGTTGTGGCTTAAGTGGCGGCGCTGGCTCAATCGCCGGGGCTTCGCTGCTTTGCCACAGCCACCCCGTCAATAGGCAAGCGTGGTCGCCCGACCACTGCATTGTTCTGGAGGTCCCACCAAGCTATACACCTCAGATGCTTGCAAGAAGCGAATTGGAAACAAAATCGCTCTGCGGGATATCCCTGAGGGGAAGAGCTTGGATCAGTTCAGACTTCGCGGTGCGAGGGGCTACTACGCTTGCAACAGCGTTGTCCAGGAGAGGCATTATTACCAATGGCCGGTACCAAATATTGGTTATGATGATGCCTGGTTTATGCACAGATCATGTGCATGTAACCATGCTAACGCACTCTGGGGCAGGGTTGGCATGCCAGTTCCAAAACCACAATTTCTTTGGGACGAAGTGAGCGGATACATCAGACTGTTGTCGGCCCAAATAGGAAGATGTTACGCAATACCCTACCGAGATATTATAGCTCAGTATCGAGGTGGGAAGCGCCGCCGGTATGAGGAGGCGGAAGCGAATTTGTTATCCAAGGGCGACGTATTGGAAGAGCGCGATGGCTTCGTCAACATGTTCATCAAGCAGGAGCCAGTCAAGTTTTCGAAAGACAAACCAGAGCCTGACTGTCGTGCTATCCAATTTCGTTCGTTCGAGTATACACTCTATCTCGCTTCGCGTATCCGTATGTGTGAGAAGAGATTGTTTGCGTTGAAAGACGTCCCCGGTATGGGTCCGGGGATGTACTTCGCTAAGGGCATGACTGACGTCGAAGTTGCTGGTACGCTTCGATCGAAGTATGATGCTCTTGGTGGGGATGGAGTCAAGATTTATGGTTTTGACATTTCACGATGCGACGCACACATCAACACTCAGTTGCTGCGGATAGAACAGGCACTATTCACCCAATGCAACCCAGATTCTGGGTTACGTAGGGCTTTGAAGATGCAGCTCAATAATCGCGGGAGCTTCGGGGTTCGCACAGACGATGGTTATTTTCGACAAAAATACGCTGTTCGTGGTGAGCGCATGTCGGGGGATTCAAACACCTCGGTGGGTACATGCGTTATCATCAGTGTGATCTTGTCCATTTTTGGAAATGGTCATTACCCCGGGGAATTCGCTTTTTTGTGCAATGGTGATGACAGTTCATTCATGTTCAAGGGCGACTGGTTGGACGATGAGGTGGTAGTCAGGTTTTTCCACAGATTCGGCCTATCAGTTAAAATTGAACTCAAGACGCG